TTAGGGTATTACCACCTTCAACCACTAAAGGTTGAGTAAGTAATTCTGTTGTAACATTTGCTGTTAATGCTGCTGATTTTATAGCTGTAATACTATTATTTGTAACTGTGACTGTTGGTGTGCCTGCTGATGTAACTAATATAGATTTAATTACATAGGTTTCACTAACAAGAGGATTGCCTGTGCCAAAAGGATTTATCGCACTTCCTGATGTGCTGTTATCTGTTCCTACAAATTTATATTGATTAGCCATATTAGTTTACAAAAAAGTTAAACGCTTCAATCTCATCCTTTAGTTCTTCTTGAAACGTTGAGTTTAATTTTTCTACAATCGCATCAAGATCTCTAACCTGAGCTTCTGCAGTCTGTATATCATATTCATTCGATGGTCTAGTTATTACCTGTACAATTTTTGCCATTATCTTCTTCCGTCCGGTTGTACATCTAATCTAAAAGTTCCTAGTTTCCAACTTTGATTAGTTGTTGTGTTTGCTATTTTTAATGCAACAGCTCTAGCTCTCGCACGTGTATCTACCTTTTTAGTAGATGATGAAATTGTAAAAGGACCCAAAGCAGAACTTGCTTGAGTATCATTTGGAAAGTCTCTTAATAAAAATGTAATTTGTGTATTACCAGTTTGAGATATAAAATCAGGCACAAATCTTCTTATCTTCATTAAATATTCACCATCTCCTCTAAATGTTGCAACACCTGTTTGTTGTCCTTGAGATGATCTTGCTTGTGTAATATCAAAATCTCCTGATTCAATACTTGCAACGATTGCTGTAGTTGCACCACCTTGAACTTGATCTGTCCCTGTTTCGTGTTCATAGTATATTGTTCTACCTTCAGTGTTGCCCACAACATCAAAAGATGTATCTGTCCCTGCTTCGTAAGATAAAGCATGAGGGCTACCAAATACTGCAGAATCTTCCCACATAGTTCTAGCTAATGAGCCAACAGTCCATACTGGTCTTTGTGGTGATGAATCAAAATAATTATATGTAACTTGTCTATTAACAACTGATGATCCTGTTGTTGGATAAAACCAAATAACTTCACCAAATAAATTATTTAATCCAGCAGATACCATCTGATTACCAGATTCTAAATTTATATTATCATAAACAAAGTCTTCTACTAAACAAGGTAGTGATTCTAATTTACCAGCATATCTAAAGAAACCATTCTCTGACATCCAGTATGCAGAACCATCAACTTCTACACATGCGTTCTGTCCAACAAGTCCACAGTTAGTTCCAACCTGTGCAAACGCAAAGGTAAATGGTTGACCAACAAAACGTTGAGTGAACAATGCTGTATCAGTCCAAACATAGATTGCATCTCTACCTCTGATAGCTCCTCTGATCTGTGATCCGTCGGCCAATCTTTGTGTGCCAGCTGTATTGGTTGCTGTTGGTGTGTAAGTATTTATATCTTCTTGGTCCGAGAATCTAATAAACATATCATCTTGTGTAGCTGTATTTCCAATAGTTGTTTCTGTTCCAAAAAATACTAAGTGACGATCCGGTGTAGAAACTAACATATGTCTTGATGCAGTTGGTGCACCAGATATAATTGTAGCTCTAATATTTTCTGCTCCTGTAGCAGCTGAATCCCATTCAAATACTGCACTGTCATGAATTAAACAAATAGCTTTATCACCAAAATTATCTAATGACCACATACCTGGTTCAAGAACTAAATCACCTGATGCAGCTTCACCCCATGCTACAAAGTTTGTTGTACTTGTAACAGTTGCTCCACCACTATGTGCAGCTTTTGTTGTGCCTCTTACTTCTCTTGTTACACCTGTAAGTTCATTACCAGATATACCTGTGTATGAAATTTCTTCATTATCTATTTTAATAAAGTTTGTTCCTGAGTCTGGAAACTGTGATACATCTCCTAATATAATACCTGTAGTTACAGCATCGTTAATACCATTTGTAAGAGTTGTTGTAGGTTCTCCTGCTACTTCACCACCCCATGATCCAAGTGACCAACCAAAACCTTTTGCTTGTACAGCTGGTCCTACAGGATAATAATGTTGTACTCTAATACCACCTGATGTTGTTGCACCCGAGCCAGATTCATTACCTGGCATTGTAATTGTAATTGTTGTGCTTGTTGGTACAGTTGCTACCATAAATTTTTTATCATTAAAATCAGACGCACCATAATTAGAGTTAGTTATCGCGCTAAAATTATCTAATAAAATTATATCTTGCTCAGATATACCATGGTCGCCACTAAAAGTTATGGTAACAGTTGGTGATCCGTTGGTTGTGCTAAATGCACTTGTAAGAGTGTTTGTAGATTTGATTGGGTGTATATCATAAAATACACCACCTGAGTATGCATATAAAATTCTATTTGTACCAATGATTGCATACTTTCTAGCCTTACTATTTACAAAATGATGAAGTCCTCTGCCTGCACCAGTCAGTGCGTCATCACCTAATTGTTTCCAACCACCTATTTTTTCAGGTGTGCCATATCTAAATCTTACATTATCACAGTCAGTCCATTGACCTTCTGCTGTAGTAGGTGTTATCTGTTTATTGATCCCAGGCTGAAAACCTATTTTTTGTAACACAATTACCTCGCTGTCGTTGGTATTGCTGATGCTCCTGTAACGAGCGGCGCCTCCGCGAATGCCATATAGATTAGTTTTTGACCGTCTCCATTTAATTGTCGAGCATCTGATCTAATCTTGAATCCTGTAGCCAGAAAATCTATTTCTTCACTTTCATTATCAGTTGTATTGTCTCCATTATTTGCATTTGGAAATACACATCTAAACATATGATTAAATGGATCTCTTTTGTTGTCGTAAACTCTCCATTGTTCAGCTGCTTCAGTATTTTTAATCATAATCCAAGCTGGTTTAAAACCGCAAAAAACTACAGGACCATTTGTTGAATTATTACCTAAATAACTTGAGATACTTGAGTAGCCTTTGACCTCTGAAAAACAATATGCAATCATCTTTTCACTAGTACCATTAGTATCACCATCATCTCCAACTGAAAAAAGTGTAGAAGTTGGATTTGTACTTGCAAAACAAGCAGAACAACTACCAGCAGCACTAGTGTTATTTAATGTTAATTTATTAGCATTTCCTATTGCTTCATTATAAATTGTCCATCCGTTTGTGCCATCTCTATTTTTAAAAATCATTATTTTTGGAACAGCACCTAATCCATGATAAATATTTCTTGTGGTGCTTCTATTTCCTGTAAAAGAAACAATGCTAATTCCAGCAGTGGTTGATACACTTCCTGATGAATCTAAGTTAGCACCATTAGAACCAGAACTATTTGAAAATGATGTTCCAGCTTTCCAATTCCATGCAACATAAGTATCACCATTTCCATTTATTGCACCATCTGGACCAAGTTGAAAACCATCTGACGCAAATGATTTAAGATAATTAGTAGATGTATTTTCTACATTAGTTAAATCTGGAAATAAATGTTTGTTAGCACCTCTTACTGAATCATCAACTACATGATTATTCGCAGTATCTCGACTTTTCAACCATACCCAGTCGGGCTGGAATCCAACGCCCGATATATCTTGTGTTGTACTACTTCCATCTGCTGCATTACCAGTATAAAGTTTAGTATTAAAATATTCTAATGGGTTATCGACAGTTGTGTAGGCCATTATCCATACTCCGCAAGGTTCTTTGAACAAATGGAATAATATCCCGTTGGGGGAGCATATTCAAAATTACCGTAACCATTTGCATCTGCATTACCTGATGATATTGCATATGGTGGTGAGCCAAAGTTACATTCTACAGTAGAATTATCTATAGAAAAATGTGGCATAACTAAAGTGCTTGAAGACGATAAATTAAAATCACTTACTATAGCACTTCCGTTTTTATAAATAGTAATTTGTCCATAACTTCCTGCATCCATATCTAAAGCTACTCCCATAATATCACCACTAGAAAAAGTTCCATAGTCAGCAGTTGTAAATGTTGAATCAGTATTCATTTCTCCACCATCATGATTATAAAATGATGTTGTTCCTGTTGTATTTTGTGGATTTTGCGCACCTTCATTAACATTTTCTTGTTGAACTCCATGTTGATGACTTGACATTGTTCCTGTTAATTTAAGTTCCCAATACCATTTACCAGTTGAAACACCTATAGTTGCTTTAGCACCAGCCCAACCTGAACCTGAAGTAATTTTTAAATTTCCTTCAGAAAATGTTGGATCAACATAAGCATTGTATAAAGGATTTAATGTTACAAAATTATTAGTACACGTGTCCGTGCACTGGTCTATACTAGTTAAGTTACTAACTGCAAAGTGATGATTATTACCTGATGTATCAGCACCCATACCAGAACTATCTGTGCCTGTTCCTGATTCTTTATACTCTAAATAAAATCCGTTTGTGCCAAAAGTAACATCATCTTTAAAATCTTTTGGTTTCCATATTCCTGTGTCAGAATCAAATTCTCCAAATGCTGTTGGTGTCAATGCTGTACCATCTATTAAAACTGTTTCACATAAATAACCATCTAAGAATTTACTAGATCCTTGATATGAACCTACATAATTAATATCTCCACTTGAATTTACATAACTATCTACATTAGAGCCAACATTTGTTCTAACTACAAAACTTGTAAGCTGCACTCCATTAACATACATTTTCATTCTATCATCAGCAGTTCCATTGGTGCTGTCGTACACAAAAACTAAATGGTACCAAGCGGTTGGGTCCCGTAGAACAGCTGTTGATCTTAATTCTGCAACTGTTCCTGTGTCTTGTTTAAACCAGAATGTGTCATCTACACCTGATGGAGTTCCAATCATTACATCTGAATATCTACTTGCACTATCTTCTCCACCTAAAAGATTCATAGGTGCTGATACACCAATATTTGCTCTTTTAATCCAAGTTGAAAATGTCCAAGTTTTTGTATTACCACCACTACTTGGTGTTCTTGAAAGATAATCTGAACTACCATCATCAAATCTTAATGAGTTAGCTACATCATAACCTGTGTCTTTTATGGAGTTAGTTCCAGGTATAAGTAGTGACATTAGTTCTCCAGTGTTGGAAGTTCGCCTAATGGTCTTGTCATTACAGGATTTTCTTCAGTGCCTGTATTTACATATGTGTATAAAGTTTCTAATGCTGGAGTATCACTTGCATTTATTATAGCAGTTTCCATTTCAGCTTGTTTTGTTCTAACTGCATCTCTGTGTGTAGATACAGCACTAGGTATAGCAGTAGATTTTTCCGTGTTTCTAGTTATATACCAATCTGTTTTAGCAAGTTCATTAGCAACTGTTGTTTTTAAACTTCTAATTAAAACTGTTTTTAATCCCTCTATTTTTATATCTCCAACTGATTTATTATTTGGTATTAAACCATCTGTATTATCTTGACTTGTATATAAGCTATCTACATGTGCCTTAGGTGTAGCAGTACCCCATGATCTTGTGACTTGATCCGCTGCAAAAGCATAAGATTCATTTGTGTTGTTGTACCATTTTTCATCTTTTTTATTTGTTGAATCAGTTACTATTTCATAAATACCTATGGCATTTAATTCTGACTTTGACCATAACTGAAATATTTTAGCTGGGTATCTTACATCTCCAATCACTAATGATCTAGGATTTGTAATTATTTTTGTTATATTGTTATCTTCTACTAATGCGTACATATTTTAACTTTCACTTAAATTTAATGTTCTACCTACTTCTTGCCACACAGCACCATTATATCTGAATACAAGAATATCTGCTTTACCATCTGTTGAAGTAAACGTTGGAGCAGTTGATGCTGCAAATTCGAAGACGGTATTGAAGGCGATCGTATGACTTCCGTTGTAGTTTATTTCTAAACAAATAAATGAGCCTTCAACTGAATTAGTTGGTGCAGAGAAAGTAGTATTTTCTGTTGTTAGATGATATGCATTTGGTTTTGCTTGCACATCCCATGCAACGGCGTTTGAAGATGATGTTAATGCTTGTTGTGGAATATAAGCTAAATCATTAAATTTAATATATCCAGTTCCTTTTGTTGTAATTTCTAACCCAATATTTGTATCACCACCTGATACAGCAAGACCAGGATTATTACCCGTTGCAGCATTTGTTACTTCTAATTCATTAACTGCTGAAGCTGTTGTTTGAAATATAATTTGTTCGTTTCCATTTGCATCTGCAATAAAACCTGCATCTGCAATTTTTGGAGCTGTTAAAGTTTTATTTGTTAAAGTTGATGTAGAAGCATCTGATACTATAGTTGAGTTACCACCAGTGCTTGGTATTGTTAAAATATTACTAGCACTTTCTGAGTGTGGTGCAGCTTTTATCTGTTGTCCATGAGAATTATTTTCACAATTAAATTGAATAGCACCTTGATTATCATTACCTTTGACAGTTACGTGTCCTGTTCCATTTGGTGCTAATTCTATATCTGCATTTGATGTAGTAACAATGTCTTGACCATTCATATCAAGATCACCACCTAATTGAGGTGTTGTATCTGCAGCAACGCTTGCTATACCTAAAGCTACTTCTTTTATATCTGGATTAGTGCCATCATTTGCAGTTGCAATAACAATTTTATCACCTTTATCTGTAGTAGCAAAAGTAACAGTTGACCCTGAACCAGATGCATATTTAAACTGAACTGTGTAACCACCTGATGTTGAGTTTCTTAAAAAATAAAAAGTTTGAACATCTAAAGGTATTGTTACAATTTGATTTCCTGAAATTGAACCTGTGAACTCAATCATTCTATGAGAAAGTTCTGCACCAGTTGATCCATCTGAAACAGATAAAGCAGTTGTCTGTGCGCCACCAGTTATTGATTTAGCAACATAACCACCAGCTATTTGTTCTATAATTTGTAAGTTTGTATTAGTTTTTGTACCCCATGTACCAGCGTTTTCACCAGTTGCTTGAAGTTCAACACCTAATGGTGTGTATGTTGATGCCATAAATTTTATCTCCTATGCAGCGTCACTATAACTTGTATTTGATCCAGTTGCAACATCCGAATATGTATCATTCGAACCTGTCGAAACATTACTATATGATGTATTTGAACCAGTGTCAACATCGCCATAAGCAAATATGTCTACAGTTCCTACACTAAAGGTAGCTGATAGTCCAGTTAATCCTACTGTAATATCTGTTAATGAAACTGTTCCTAAACTAGCGCTAAATGATATTCCTGTTAATCCTAAACCTTCTTCTACAGTTAAAGATCCTAAACTAGATGTTATACTAATACCAGTTAGATTAGCAACAGCACCACCTAATCCAACAATAGAACCAAGACTAGCTTCCATAGACAAACCAGAAACAATAACAGTGTCATTTGGTATAGTTACAGAACCAATACTAAAAGTTGCTTCGATACCTGTTAATGCTGCTTCTTGTGAAGATGTTCCAGTTGCAGTACCCTGCGATAAAGTCATTTCTTGACCAGAAATAATTACTGTATCGTTTGGAGCAAAAGCTGTACCTTGTGATAAAGTTAAATCTAGACCTGTTAAACCAATGGTCATGTCAGCCACAACTGGTGTGCCCAACACAGATGTAATTTCTTGACCTGTTAAGCCCATAGTTACATCGTTCACGGTTAATGAACCAACGGAGAATGTTGCTGATAAAGAAGTATCTATACTTACAGGAACAAAAGCTTCTCCCTGTGATAATGTTATTTCAAAACTTGTTGGTGTTATTATTTGATCAGGAACATCTACAGATCCAATACTTGTTGTAATTTGTATACCTGTTAAAGAAACAGAAACAGTTTGATCAGAAAGATCTCCCCAGCCGCCATCGCCGCTCCATTGTTGAGCACCCCAACCAGTTTTAAAAGTTGTAGCTTGATTCCAATTAGCCTGTCCCCAGGTTAACCGGCCCCATCCTGAAGTCGTCGACATGGTCGACCTCCTATGCTAATCTAATTATTGCGGCTGTAGCGTCGTTTGTTGGAAACTCTATTTTAAAAGTTCCATTACTTGCTGTTTTGTCTCCACCAAAAGCAATGATTGCAACTGCATCAGTTGTTCCTGATCCACCAGCTGTCGTAGTGTTATAAATCATTGCACCATTTGCAGTAAAAGAAGCTGACGAATATGTAACATCACTAAAATCTGTAAATGCAGTTGTGCCTGTTAAGCCAACTCCTGATCTTGTAAGAGATGCCCCTCCAGCTGTATAAGCTGTTCCTGATGTGTTTGTAATTTCGTTTGATGTTGAATAATCTGTTGTTGCCGCACCTAAAGATGCAGAGCTAGTAAATAAAGCTAGTTTAAAAGTATGTCCACCTGATGAAGCAAAGTTATGCTTACCTTGTAAAAGTTCTTGTTTAAAACTTGAACATATTGCTGATGTAATTGCCATAATTTATCTCCTACGGGTTTGCTGAGTTAACTGGTATTCTAACTGCGCCGTCTGTGTAGTCGTCTCTTCGTCTTCTACCAACTTGCTCGTTAGCAAACTTCTGTACCTCTTGTTTATACTTATTTTCATATAGTGTCAACATGTCTATCGGACCTTTTAAAAAGCCATATGCTTCTGACAGACAACAATATAATAGTCCATTTGGAAAATTAAGACTGATGTAATTAGTGTCATTATTCTCTAAAAGATCAGGCATTTTATTAAAATGTATTCTAAATCTATATGTTGTATTTGGTGTTGGAGCTAAGAATATTCTACCTGATGTAGTATCAGATTCTCCTGTAGCACCACCAAACATAGCATAATATTTAGGTTGACCTTGAGCGGCAGAAGTTCCAGTTACATCTTGATACTCCTGTAAATATGTCATATCCTTCTTTTCTAACCATCTATTAGCCCCTGTAATTTCTGATCCTGCTGTATCGTAAACTTGTATACCTCTAACAAATAAACATCCTGCTGGAGCATTTATAGATTCTTGTCCAGCAACAAAATTACCTAATTGTTGTTTTCTATCTGCATCAATTGGTACATCTCTAAATATTCTGTATTGTGCATTTAATATTATATTTTCTAAAACAGCGTCTGTTAATACATTAGAATCTGTTTCAGTATAACTTTTAATTTGTGTTTTTAATCCTGACGCACTTAATCCAGCCATTAAATAACTCCTGCTTGTCTTAGCTCTCTACAAACTAAACAGCTTTTTCTATAATATATATGTTTACTACAAGGATCTAATTTAGGTTTTACTTCTTTTTGTAAAACAACAGGTTCTTGTCTTTTAGGTTTAAATATATTTTTAATTTTATTCCAAATATAACTTATCATAATATACCTCTTATCATTGGACTAACATAAATGTTTTCTCCACCACCTGTTATATTACCAACTGCGTTATAAGGCAAGGTAACAGTGAAGCCTGTATTAACTGTTTTTGTGGCTGGCATAGCACCTGTATTCTCTGTTCTTGTAGTTACAGATTGTATTTCTAAACCTGGAAAAACATTAGCAATAGCATGTGCAGTTGCTGTTGTGCTTTCTGGTGTTTGACCTCTAAAGGGTGCATTAGTGCCTCGTGTTAAACCTGTTATAGTTTGTGCTCCAGATGTGCCTGTGTATTGTATAACTTCTCTTTGAATTACAGGAACATAATCAGGATTTGTTGAACTTGGTGCAGTTGCACTTTGTATAAAATAAAAACCTGTTGCAGGAAAATTTGTATTAGTATCAAACGTAGCAGTTGTTGCTGAAGCTGTTATTGCATCTGCTATTGCAAATATTGGAAAAAGATTAGCTCCTAAATTAAAACTTTGTGTAGGATCATTACTAGCTGGGTTATAAAATAAAACAAAATCTCCAACTTCTAAAGTATGATTAAGTAAACTTACAGTTAAAGTTGCACTGCCATTTGTTACTGTAAAAGGATTTTTTGGTAAAAGAATTGCTGTTGGTGGTTCGTTTCTATCTGTTCTTGTATTTAATAATGCAACACCATCAGCACCATTTGGTTTTGGTTCTAATTGTGGTTGCTTTGGTTCAAATTCTGTAAAGTGAACAAATGCACCATTCCATTCTCTAACCATTTCTCTGTATGGAAATTCCATACCTGATCTATCTGATATTGCTTTTGCGTATTTACCTGTTGCGTATCTAGACATTATG